GCCTGAATTGCAAAAAGTATCTCATAATCACTTTCGCTTAACTTTTCAGGTAATTCCATTCCAACAAATCGGCAGTCGTCAATCAATTGTTGCAGGTTAATCATCCCAAGCTTTTTAGGTACTCATCCGCCAAGGCGTTTGCAAAACCAATAACGCGCTCGGCATAATTAGTTTTAGTTTGAGTTAACAGCTCAGGGTTACTTGCTAACGCTTGCATAAAGCTTAAAACTAATTCTTGTCTAGTTGGCGCCATCGTCTGACTCCTTAGCTAGGTCTTCCTCTAAAGCAGCCTTGTCCGCTTGATCTTGCGCTTGCTTGGCCAACACAGCTTGCTGATGCAATGCTGCCTGCGCTAAGTGTACGGATGTCACCTCACGCTGCACTGACAAGACAGCAAACATCTCGTCTAGGTTAACACCCTCTTGATAAGCCTGGTGCATCGCGTTGGCGATTAATGTTGCTGCAGTTGTGTATCCACTCATTTTACTTCTCCTTGTTGTTTGCGTTGCGCCTTCAAAAGTAATTCTTTTAGTTCTTGCATTTGTTCGTCTGTCATTTGAGCATGTCCGAGTTAATTGTTAATCTACTTACTTCACCGTACCTCTTGTCGTACGATATGACCTTTGCGTCGCGGCCAGTTAACCAACCACCGCGAGCAGAGTACGCGTCAGCAGGGGCTAGTGTTCTATGCTGCTCGATAATCATTAAATTATTTTCCTTGACATCGATATGGTGCAGATGCCCGGTGTGGCCGTAGGCAAACTTGGTGCGTCCGAAAATTTCCCTAAACTTGCCAGCAAACACTTCGCTCACGTTAGTAACCTTGCGCTTGTGGCCGTGATGGAAGAACAACACCACCTTACCAAACTCGTACACATTGTACGGGCTTGGCGACGTATCTACCGTTACCCTTGGCTCGTTCTCATACATTGCACTAAACCACTCACGCAGCCATATCTGACTGACCGGATCGTGATTCGCGTCGGCCATTATAACATGCAGTTTTTGATGCTTGGCGAGCAGCATATTCATTATTGTACGAAGTACACGGATAGTTGATCGAACCAACTTAGAAAAGCGCGTGTCTACATCCAACAGGTGCTTACTGGCTGGTGTCACCGCGTCCATGCCGTCAAAGTGTAAGAAGTCTGACAACTGCGCAAAGACGCCCGTGTCAGCGTTAGGTGATAACTGAATTGCCTGCGCAAACCATTTTACAACCAATTCTTCGGCCAGCTTTAAGTCCCAGTCCTCTCCGCACTCCTCATGCCAAGCTAACATACCCATGTGGTAATCGGTAATCACGTAGCAGTTAAGCAGGTTGTCGTTGCCTAACGGCGGCGGCTCTGTCATTGGAACGCGTGGAATCTCTTCCTTCATCGCCTCTAGCGCCTCACGCATGATGGCCTGCATTTTGTCATCATCTAAGCGCGTCTTAACCCACTGGCCGTTAGGTTTGCCATCTTTACCATAGTACGTGCTCACCCCACGCACCACGAAGGGTTCGGGCGCTACCCTGGTCATATCGTTGTTGGGCGCGTAACCTGCTTGCGCTGCCTTGCTTCTTAAACTTCTAATAGCAACATCAACAACGCAAGGTGTAACATTAAAGAACTTGGCTGCTGCGCGATTTGAACCTAGTTCCTCAGACTTTGAGTAATACTCCCACTGTTTGTCTGTGGCCCACTGGGCCAGCCTATCGTCTATCATTATGCTCCGCCTTCATTGTCTCTATGCCTCGCTTGATTAATACCTCAAAGCCTAGCTGCATAAGGTACAGCTTACCCTCGTTATCTAAGTCCAGCTCAGCGATTGCGCTACCATCCTTTTGCTCAATCAACTCACCAAGTAATGCTATGTTCATACCGTTCTCCTAGTCGTCTGTTTTAGGTCGTTCATTAATCTGCATGGCTAAGCCATTAGTGCTTTCAAATATACATACCTCAGACAGATCGTCTAAGAATATTACTAACTCACCATCAAAGATAGCCACCTCTTGAATGGTCTTGCCAACCATGTGTTCAAAATAATTCTGTATGCCTCCAAATAAATTATGTACCGTCATATCGTTCCTAATTTAAAATAATGGTTATCCGTATGGCTTGTCTTTCATATTAAGCAGATTATTACATACAAGCAATTTTGCTTGTTATTCGTTAAGGACAACTACCATGTGGACAACTCCAGCTGCTACAGAAATGCGTTTTGGCTTTGAAGTAACAATGTACGTTATGAACAAGTAACATATTTGTTACTATGTAGCTCATGGTTTACATTTTGGTCTGTTTGTAAACCATGAGTTTAGTTCTACGCAAATAATTAAACGCAAAAAAGTGATACATCAAACACTTTTCCCAACGTAGGTGGCAACGCTGTCCTTGAACCTTACCTCCACGGCGCAGTTCTGATCTTTGTTTCCACTTAAAAGGTTATAAAACCCAAATCCCATAGCAACAATACCTGCGAGTAGTAACGTTACTACAATTACTGTTGCCCTATCTGACTTACTACCGCCGCACTGGCAGTCACGCCCTTGCTGGCAATTTTGATTACATGGCATCATCCACCTCCAGTTTAATTTTGCCTATACATCCTTGATGGTCTATAAAACTTATAGTAGGCCAACCATCTAATCCTTGTGACACATACAAATATTGTGGCTCTTTAGGCTGTGGTTTAATGCGATATTCGTATCCATCTTCCGTATCAAATACAGGTTTTTCACATTTAGTCCAACACATTTTTCTGCTATTGTTTTTATATTCAATCTCTGCACCATCAGCCCATGCTTTAATTTCTTTGTGCCATTTATGTTGTACCATTCTTATTTCCTTTAAAGTGCCACCGATACACGTTTGAGCGACGCCCGTATTGCATCCTAGTACGAAAAGCCGTGTACGCTAAAAATCTAACGTTATGCGGTAGGTGATCTCTGCGCATGCTAGTCATGCGCGTCTTGGCGTACCTACGTCTAATCTGCACGGCCGCTCTCCGACTTTACCTGTATACGCTGTAGCAATAACATAAACACCATGCCTAACCCAAACGCTTGCTAGTAACATTGGATGTATTCGAGTATCATTTTAAAAACAATTAGTATTGCAATTGCCAAGGTTGTCGCAACAAGTGGTGCACATTACCATTTTGCCGCCTGACATAAACGTGTGGGTAGTACAAGCAGCGTAAGCTGTTAATGAAACAACCAATAATGCTAAACCTACTAATATCTTTTTCATTTTATTCTCCGTATTTAATTTCTAATAACAACTCGCAATAGTGTATTGCTTTTTTAATATCCTCGGCACCGTTCTTATCCTGGTGTCGGCATACATACTTAATTATGTTGCCCTCTAAGAAGCCCATCTCGTTAAGCACGATAAACTCCACTGGCTGTATTGCCATGTCGGCGTAATGATTACCGCCTACCTGCTTACTTAGTGCGTTGGTTAGTTGTACACCCTCAGTCCTTGCTATCTCTTCAAGCACCTCATCTTCACGCATGCTGCACATTCCGTCGCTCATTCTTCTTCTCCCTTAGTATCTACCCGGTAGAACTCTTCCTCGTCGATTATGATTCGGTGCGCGTCAGCCTTCATTTGGTCTAGCACCTCGATGATACCCTCAAAGGATTCACTCGCTACGGTCGCGTCACAGAAGCCCATAAGCGAGCCGTCTCGATTGTAGTAGACCTCTTTTATTTCAAAGTAGGGCTCGTCGAACGCACCGTCAAACCTGACAACCCTGTAATTCCAGCTCATACTTGCACTCCACCCTCTGTAAGCTCAAGCTGATCGATGTCAATCTCAATCTCTTTATTGTTTGGTAGTTTACCAATGATTGTTGTCGGGTAATGGCCAGTCTTCAGCACCTCAACCACGCACTCACCCTGGCGCCACCACACCCACTTGGGCATTGTCCGTTTAACTTTCATTTTCTTGAATTCCCTTTATAGTAAGCCATTCCGTTAAATCTTCGTCTGTGTTAATCCAGTCGTCATCGTCTTGCTCAATCACAGGTTTTTTAGATCTAAAGATAAGGTCGAAGTTGTCGTCAAATGACTTTGACTTATGCTTAGTGATAATTTTATCGCCAGTTATTGAATTACGATTCTTTGCCATTTGACATCCCCCGAATTGTTCTGCTTGGTTTTGGTTCAATGTTTGTGTAACCCATACGCATGCCAAGCTTGAAGTTGCCGACGTACTGCTCTGGAATAATAATTGGGTCTATTCTGTTAGAGCGCTCTTTGCTCTCGTCTTTTGTTACGGAGTAGTACGTGTTCCTACCCACTCCGTATTTAAAAACAAGGCCCTCTTTAACAAGCAGTTGCATACTGTACTGAAGGTCTGACCTACTAAACCCCTGCGCCATTAAGCTTCTGCCAGTACGATCAGCGATCAGCAACTCTGCGTATAGGTTCATACGAACCTTAGCGGTGTCTTCTGTCTTGGCTGCGGCAGCAATAAAGGTAGCTACATTATCCATAGCAGTGCGCCCAACGCTACCAAGCAAGCCATAATCCAACGGCCGGTGTAGAGGCGCAAGTGATCTGCGTCCCAGTGATCTTCCTCTGCGAATGCAGCGCCGGTCCACTCGTCCTGGCGATTAAACTGATAGTTGCTCTTATCCCAAGGCTCACGGTAGTTCATTTGTTTTCTCCTCTAACGTGACAACACGTTGCTCCAAGTGCTGCAGCATACCAATCAATGCGGCAATGTTGTTGTGTATACCATTCATTATGGCGTCCTGTTTTTCTTTTTCGGTCATGCCAGCACCCAAGTGCTCCATCTGTTTAACGTAATCAATCTGTACCATT